ATCTGTTAAATGGGTTATTAAAGATAAAAAACTAAACATTCGCTTTATGTCTCCAACTAGAGATATGTTAGGTGAACTTGAATTTGAAGAACTAAATTTGGGTAATAATGAATTAGCGATATTTAATACATCACAATTAAACAAGTTAATAAGTATTACTTCAGGTGTATTACTATTAGATATAACCAAGAATAACAGCATATCAACCAAGTTAAACATAGCAGACGCTCAATTTAATCTAATGTATGCTTTAGCAGATGTTATGTTAATAAGTAAAGTAGCTAAAGTAGAAGAACCTAAATCATATGCTGTAGAATTAAAACTTGAAAATGAACAAATAACAGCTCTAATAAAAGCTAAAAATGCACTACCTGATACTTCACATCTTATTATTTCAAATAATATGGATTTTAATGGTGACTCAATATTAGATTTTGTTTTTGGAGATGCAGGTGATTATGCTAATAAAATTACTTACTCAATTCCAGCTTCTATTACAAATTCAATTAGTATTCCATTTGATCCAAACATTCTTAAAGAAATATTAAGCGCTAATAAAGACGCAGAAAACGGTAAATTAAGTATTAGTACTGAAGGATTAATGAAACTGGAATTTCAGTCAAATGATTTGAAAGTAGTGTACTATATTGTACGAAAACAAAACAACTAGTTTGGCTTACCACCAAAAGGATGTTATATTTATAACAAATAAATAACCAATATATGGGATTCAAAATCGATAAGAGGTCCGCACAGGACCGAATTTTAAACCAATTTGATAGGGTTTTAAAAAATGAAAAATGGGAAAAACAAAATGATCTTAAAACACAATTAGAAAATATTGTCCCCGAACCACCAAAAAGAAAAACATACGACGATGAAATTCCCGTATATCTTCCATTATATGCTACCAAGTATAAAATAGAAGAAAAAAATGCAAAAAAAGCCGAAAATAAAAAGTAAGGCTTGGTTATTAGTAAAATAAATGTTATATTAGTATAAATAAAAATCAAAGTTATGGAAGAAGAAATGTTAAAATCATCAACAATCATTAAAGATAAAATGATTGAGCCTTATTTTATAGGTAAAGACGCAACTTGTTACACAGTTTATGAACTTGTTAAAGCAAGTAATGACGAAACTAAAGCAAAACGTGGTAGAAAACGTGTTGTAACAGAAGAAAACAAAGATAAAGTTTATCTTAAGGCCCACGGTTACTTTACTCAATTTGAGAATTGTTTAAATGAAATATCTAAACTAAAAATTAATGTTCGTAATTATGACTCTATTAAGGAGTATATTACTGAATATAAAAGAGTTAAAGAAGAGTTAAATCAAATAATAAATATAGGAATATGAGGTTAAAACCAGTCCACAACCATGTTATTATCAAACAGGTTGAAGAAGAAGAAACACAATACGGAAACATTATAGTTCCTGATATTGGTAAAGAATTACCTAAAATAGGTATAGTAACTGCTATTGGAGCAGGAACATTCACTCAAAATGGAGATATAATTCCCATTCAAGTAAAAGTAGGTGATAAAGTAGCATTTGCTTCATTTAGTGGAGTTAAATTCACTATCCAATCAGAGGACTTTATATGTTTAAAAGATCAAGAAATATTAACTATCATAGAAGAAGATGAACAAAATAATTAATTACGGACCTGACGCTAGAAAGAAACTAGCTATTGGTATCGACAAGTTATCAGATGCAGTTACATCAACATTAGGTCCTAATGGACGAAATGTTGTTTACACTGAAAATGGAGAAGTACGTAGTACTAAAGACGGAGTTACAGTTGCTAAAATTATCTCTAAATTGGAAGACCCAATTGAAGATTTAGGTGCACAAATGTTAAAACAAGCATCAATTAAAACTGCTAATAATGCAGGTGATGGAACAACAACATCTACTTTACTAGCACAACAAATTATTCAAGGTGGTTTAAATTATCTTGATAAAGGTTCTAATGCTGTTGAGATTAAAAAAGGTATTGACTCTGCTGTGAAAGAAGTAGTTGCTGAATTATACAAAAATATTGTTACTGAAATTTCATCTGAAGAACAATTAAAACAAATTGCAACTATATCAGCAAACGGAGATGAAGAAATCGGTAAGTTAATTGCAACTGCAATACAGAAAGTAGGACGTGAAGGTATAGTTCATATTGAAGAATCTAAATCAGATGAAACATATCTTGAAACAGTAGAAGGTATGCAATTTGATAGAGGTTATAAATCACCTTATTTTGTTACTGATAATAACACTATGTCTTGTACTTTAGAAAATCCACTTATCTTAATTGCAGATAAAAGATTTACTACTGTTAAAGAATTATTACCTATCTTAGAAAGTGTATCAACTCAAAATAGATCACTTTTAATTATAGCAGAAGATATTGATGGTGAAGCATTAGCTACTCTTATTGTAAACAAAATGAGGAATATTGTTAAAGTATGTGCTGTTAAGGCTCCTGATTTTGGTGACAGAAGAAAATTAATATTAGAAGACATTGCTAAATTAACTGGTGGTCAAGTATTTTCAACTGAAAAAGGAATGAAACTAGATAAGTTTAGTTGGGATTGGTTTGGTGAATCACGTGTAGTAACTATCAATAAAGAACAAACAACTATTGTTGATGGTAAAGGTAAAGAAGACATTATTACTAAACATATAGAAGAATTACAAACACAAATTGAAAATACAAAAGCGTCACCTTATGAAGTTGAAAAACTACAAGAACGTTTAGCAAAATTCATTGGTGGAGTTGTTATTATTCATGTTGGTGGTAATTCAGAAATTGAAATGAAGGAAAAGAAAGACCGTGTTGATGATGCTTTAAATGCTACAAAAGCTGGTGTCGAAGAAGGTATTGTACCTGGTGGTGGATCTGCTTTAATATACGCTAGAGAAGCTATTACATATAGTAGAGCTGAATTAGATTCAGATATTCATATTGGTAAGAAAATAGTTTATAAAGCATGTGCTTCTCCATTTATTAAAATTTTAACTAATGCTGGTTATACAGTAGAGGAATGTTTTAATTTAATTAATAAAATGGAACCTGAAGAAAATGATTATTGGATTGGTTATGATCTTAAATCAGAATCATTTGTTAACATGAGTAAACAAGGTATTATTGATCCAGTTAAAGTAACAAGAAACGCAATTCAAAACGCAGCTTCAGTAGCTGGAACAGTATTATTAACTGAATGCACAGTAGTAGATAAACCAGAAGACAAGAAACCAAGTATGCCTGATATGGGTGATATGGGAGGAATGTTTTAATGAGTAAGAAAATACATACTATACTAAACGAAAAATATAGACCTGATACTTTAGAAGGATATATTTGTAAGGAAGAAGACAAAACTAAATTACAAGAATATATTGATCTACAAGATATACCTCATTTATTATTTGCAGGTAAACCAGGTTCAGGTAAAACTACAATAGCTAAGATATTAGTTAATAACATTGATTGTGATTATTTATATATCAATGCTACTGATGAAAGATCAATTGATGTGATGAGAGATAAGGTAGGTGCATTTGCATCTGCCGGCTCATTTAAACCACTTAAAATAGTAATATTAGATGAAGCTACTCATATTTTACAAGCATCACAAGTAATATTACTTAATATGATGGAAACATTTAGTTTAACTACTCGTTTTATATTAACTGGTAATTATCCTGAAAGATTAATTGAACCACTTAGAAGTAGATTACAGGATTTTGATTTAGTACCTCCAACTAAAAAAGCAATAGCAAAACATGTTTCTGAAATTTTAACTAAAGAAGAAATTAATCATACACCTGGAGATATTGTTACTATTGTAAATCGTTTTTATCCTGATTTTAGAAAAATCATTAATAACTGTCAAAAATATACTGTTGATAAAACATTAAAACTAGACACTTTATCTAATACAGATGATGAATATAAAGAAAAAATATTAATTGAACTAAAAACTAAATCATCAAAAACATTTAATAACATTAGACAAATAATAGCTAATAGTGAAGTAGATGATTTTAGTGATTTATTTAGATTTTTGTTTGATAAATTATCAGAATATGCTTCTGGAAGTGAAGGCGAAATAATAATGGCAATAGAAGAATACCAATATCATTCTAATTTTAGAATTGATTCAGAAATAAACATAATGGCTTTAATAAGCAAAATAATCAAAACAATATGAACACACCAAAAGAACAAATTAAATTAAATTTAGACATTACAGCTACTCAACCAATATTAACACCTGATGGAAATCATGTTGTGACTGAGGGATTTGTCTTAAGAAAAGTATCTAAATTCATTTCAGGAACAGCAGAAGATGGAGTTATACCAATTCCTTGTTTTTATGATGTTAAAACTGGACGTATATTAATTGAAACTCTACCTAAAGAATTAAGAGCAGAGTATGAAGAGTACCAAGAAGCTAGTAAGTAATTTTTCTATATTTGATTGGCTAAAAGAAATATGCTATATTAAATCTGATTGGAATAAATTTTCAAATGAACAATTAAAAACATTTGAACCGTACATGATTAATCGTTTCTTAAGTATGAATGAAGATTATACTGAATTGGTTAATTATGTACAAGCTATTCCATATTCTGAAAAAGAAAAATATTATAAACTATATTGTAATTTATTACCTAAAAAACAATTTTGGTCTAAATATATTAAATCTGAAACTAAATCACCAAATAAAGATTTAATTCAACATTTAACAATATATTTTGAATGTAGTTCTAAAGATGTTACTGATTATATTGGGTTTTTAGATAAAACAATCATTAGTCAATGTCTATCAGATATGGGTATTGAAGACAAAGAAATAAAAAAACTAATAAAATGATAGACACAATAACAGAATCAGTTATAGAAGACTTAAAATCAAGAAGTGAACGTGGTATTAAAAAATATAATACTACACTTGATCAAAATAATAAAGATGATTTTATGAATCATTTATATGAAGAATTGTTAGACGCAGCCCAATATATTAAAAAGGAAATGTCTATCATTCCTGAACTTCAACAAATGATTGAACAACATTCTAATGATATAACATTAGGTGAAGCAATTAGAAGTAAATACGCTAAACATAATGTCTAAAAAGAAAATACCTCAAATAGTTAAAACTATTAAAAATCATCCTCCTCTAGAAATAGATTATAGATTCCAAAAAAGTATATCTTACAGTCAGTTTTCAATATTTCAAAACTGTCCTCATAGATGGAAACTACAATATAAGGATGGAATTAATTTGTTTTCATCTACTATTCATACTTGTTTTGGGACAGCAATACATGAAACATTACAACATTATTTAACTACAATGTTTGAAATAAATGGTGCTCAAGCTGATGAATTAGATATTGAGGAATACTTTAAAGAAAAATTTATTGAACAATATCAATCCAACTATAAACAAAATAATAATTCTCATTTTTCATCACCTGAAGAATTAAGAGAATTTCATGATGATGGATTAGCAATGATTAGTTGGTTTAAAAAACATAAATCTGATTATTTCTCAAAACGAGATTGGTCATTAATTGGATGTGAGATCCCATTAGTATTACCGTTAGATAGCCGGTTTAAAAACGTATTATACAAGGGCTATTTGGATCTCGTGTTATATCACGAACCTACAAATACTGTCAAGATAATTGACATTAAAACATCAACTAGAGGATGGGGTGCTAAGGAAAAGAAAGACGAACAAAAACAATTCCAATTAATATTATATAAAGAATTACTTAGTAGACAGTTTGGTTTAGATCCAGATAACGTTGAAATTGAATTTTTTATTGTTAAGCGTAAAATATTTGAAGGATCAGACTTTCCAACAAAACGAATCCAACTATTTGTACCTCCATCAGGTAAAATAAAAACAAAACGAGCAATGACTAGTTTAACTAGTTTTATTGAGACTGTTTTTAATACTGATGGAACAATTAAAGAAATGGATTACATTAAAACACCATCAAAATATAATTGTAACTACTGTGTTTTTAAGAATAGGAAAGATCTCTGCGATCAAAATGCATCTTAGATATATTTGTATATATTTATATTAAAATATATTATGTCATCAAAAGATCAAACATTAT